TAGATATACCCTTAACATGGTTAGGATTGACAGAAAAGTTAGAGATGTCATTAGCCATATAAAAGCAGCAGAAACTAAAAAAGCTGATCTGCAACTTAAAATAGATGATGCGGCTCCTCAAGTTTCAGTAGCTACTTAATAAAAAAGCTACATCGTTGGAAAAATCCAATCCACACTACAGGCCCTCTTGCGCTTTATTAAAATCTAATATATAAATTAATCACTGTATAATTAATTAGAACATAGACGCATACAGTCGACGGCCTAGAGACTATGTTCGGAAAACTAGGAGGATATAATCATGGCAAGTACAACGTTTAACGGCCCGGTAAGGTCGGAAAAAGGTTTCCAAGTAGCAACTAAAAATACTACAACAGGAGCTATTACTACTAGAATGAGTTCAGGTATGCCTGACTTAACTGGTTTATCAATATCAGATGTAGCAACAAGTGCTACGTTAACTTTAGCGGCAGATACAATTTCTGTTGTTAACTACACAGGTGCAGCAGCAGCTGCTTGCACGTTACCTGCAGCAACAGCAGGAACTATTGTAGTTTACGCTCAAGCAAAAGATACAGCTGGTGGAACTAACACTTTAAGTTTCGACTGTGCAGGATCGGATGTTTTTGCAACAGGATCTGTAATTGAGTCTAGAGGTTCAGATGAAGTTACTTTTGATACCTCAGCAGCGGGTGAAACTAAATTAACTTTCACACCGGTTGACGCAGCAACAAATCTTTTTACAACTGGAAGCATGATTGCTTTTATTTGTTACGAAGATGGCACATACCACATTGCTTCAAAAATGGGTGGTGCAGCTGATGCTGTTAAAGGTGCATTTGTTTTTGCATCATAATAAATAATTAGTGTGGGGCTTCGGCCCCACATTTTAATTTAAGGAGAAAATATGAGTTCAGATCAAAAGTTTACAAATATAGCTAGCACCGGTCAGGTGAAAACTATTTCTGGAGGATCAACTAACATAGGTCCTGCTAGAATAACTTACATACAAGCAAAAGGAGTTGCTGATTCTGTGGTGGTATTGAGAGATATTTCATCTGGTAGTACAGGGGCTAAAGTTTTCGAAGCTGATTTTGGTACAGAAGGTTTAGATATTTTTATACCTGGAAATGGTATTAGATTCGAAAATGGTATTCATGCTACTATGACTAATACTACGTCTTTGACTATTGGCTATACTGGCTAGGAGGTTAAATGGCTAACACTACTTCGGGAACAACTACGTTTGATAAAAATTTTGCTATTGACGAAATAATAGAAGAGGCTTTTGAACGTATCGGACAACAAAATGTTGCCGGTTATCAATTAAAAAATGCTAGAAGAACATTAAATGTATTACTTCAAGAATGGGGTAATAGAGGTATTCATTATTGGGAAGTAGATGAACTCGATATGGATTTAATTGAAGGACAAGCAGAGTATGATTTCTTTAGATCTAGTGATGATGGCACAAGTGCCGTCTCTACACCGGCAAACGTATTTGGAATGTCTGATGTTCTTGAAGCACAATTAAGATCTAACCGAACTTCGACAGATCAATCAGATAGTCCAATGACAAAAGTTGATAGATCTACATATGCAGGATTTTCAAATAAATTATCAAAGGGCACACCTAATCAATATTGGGTAGAAAGATTTATTGATAAGGTAAGAATACATATTTATCCAACACCAGATTCAACTAACGCATCTAAAGACATGCATTTTTATTATATAAAAAGAATACAAGATGTAGGTGATTATACAAATGCAACTGATGTTCCATTTAGATTTGTACCTTGTATGATATCTGGATTAGCATATTATCTATCCATGAAGTATCAACCAAATTTAATTCAACAAACAAAATTAGTTTATGAGGATGAGTTTGCAAGAGCACTAGCAGAAGATGGTTCTGCATCTAGCACACACATCACTCCTAAAGCATACTATCCAGGGGTATAATGGCAAAGTACGCAACAGGTAAATACGCAAAAGCAATATCAGATAGATCTGGTATGGAGTTTCCATATAAAGAAATGGTTAGAGAATGGAATGGATCGTTTGTGCATGTATCTGAATTTGAACCAAAGCAACCACAATTAGAGCCAAAACCCATGAATGGTGACGCTATATCTTTAAGGCATGTGAGACCTGGCAGAACAGAAACTGCTGTTCCTAAATTATTACCATTAAATGCGTTTACAACAACAAACGGATCTACAACAATATCTGTTAATGAGCCAGATCATGGCAGATCAACTAATGATACTGTTTGTTTTAGAGATGCAACTGTTGTTGGAGGGGTAGCTGCAGCAACCATAAATTTAGCTGCGGGATACACAATTACTAAAGTAGATGATGATAATTATACCTTTGCAACAGCCACAACATCTAGTATAAGTGAAACAGGAGGAGGCGGTTCTGCATCTGCAGGACCTGTAACGATAACGGCATGATTAAAAAAATTAAAAATTTTATCTGTAAATTATTTGGTATTAAACAATGTGCATGTCCTGAAAAGGATGAACATCTTCAATTATACGAAGATATGCCAGAACCAGAAACTCCAATATATATTGAAGAAAATGGAAAATTAAAACATTGCACAGGACATTTACGGTTTAGAAAATCTTGTCCTCGTTGTCAGGAGATAGTAGCATAATGGCAGGATTAAGTGCATCAGGTTTAAAAACACAAATTAGAAGTTACACAGAAACAGACTCTAATGTTTTATCAGACAGTGTATTAGAAAATATTATTTTAAATGCACAATATAGAATAATGAGAGATGTTCCTATTGATGCTGATAGAAAGCAACAAATAGGTAATTTTATAGCAGGTCAAGAACAAATAAATGCGCCTGCGGGATGTTTATTTATAAGAAGTATACAAGTTTATGATTCTACGTCAGCTGTTACAGGGGATAACTCTTATTTAGAAAAAAAAGATTATACATACTTACAAGAATATATACCATCTACTGAGTCTGCAAAAAGGGGTAAACCTAAATACTACGCTATGTATGGAGGAGCAACAGGAGAGTCTGATACTACTTCAGGACGTATAGCTATAGCTCCTACTCCTGATCAAAACTATAAATTTAGGGTGCATTTTAATTTTATGCCTGCTTTACTAGAAAATAATGACACTAATTATATTAGTCTTAACTTTCCAAATGGTCTATTATATTGCTGTCTATCAGAGGCATATGGATTTTTAAAAGGTCCAATAGATATGTTGACACTATACGAAAATAAGTATAAAACTGAGATACAAAAGTTTGCTAATGAACAAGTCGGTAGACGAAGAAGAGATGACTACACAGATGGCACTGTTCGAATACCGGTAAGATCAGTAAACCCGTAGGAGAAAAATTATGGCAATAACATCGGCAATATGCAACAGTTTCAAACAAGAAGTTTTAGTTGGAACTCACAACTTTACAGCTACAACTGGTGATCAATTTAAAATAGCTTTGTTCACTAGCTCTGCAACTTTAGGAGCAGGAACCACAGCTTTTTCAACAACTAATGAAATATCTGGAACTGGTTATTCAACTGGTGGTTCAAACCTTACTAGTGTAACTCCAACTTTAGATTCATCCACTGCAGTCTGTGATTTTGGTGATGTAAGTTTTACATCAGCATCTTTTACAGCAAACGGCGCGTTAATTTATAATTCAGATAAATCAAATAAAGCAGTTGCTGCGATTGCATTTGGTGGAGATAAAACAGTTTCTTCAGGAACTTTTACAATTCAATTCCCGACAGCAGACGCAACTAACGCAATCATAAGATTAGCATAAGGAGGTTCTCCTTATGGCAAACACTTGGAACCTATCAGGAACAACCTGGGGCGTAGGAAACTATGGCCAACAAAATGTAACTACTATTTTTCCAAGTGGTTCCTCTGCAAGTTTATCACTAGGATCAGCTGTAGGTTTTCCCTCTCAAGGTTGGGGTAGAGATACTTGGGGTCTTGAAAACTGGGGTCAAAACGCAGCTACAGTCTTTTTAACTGGTCAATCTATAACTTCATCTGTTGGCGATGGTACAAACATGGGTGTACCTAGAGCCGGATGGGGTGGTAATGTTTGGAATAAAAATGAGTGGGGTGAGCTAACAGATAATACAGCTGTTCTCACAGGTTTTGAATTAACTATATCTGTTGGTTCTGTTTCAGGATTCGCTCAACAAGGTTGGGGTAGATCTGAATGGAATTCTGGACCATATGGAGAAAGTTTTAATCCAGTAGTCACACTAGCAAGTCAAGTAATTACATCATCAGTTGGTTCGGTTACAGCTTTTCCTGAATCAGGTTGGGGTAGAGATACTTGGAACTTTGAGTCATGGGGCTTTAGTGGTGTAACTATAGAAGTATCCGGATTTACAATAACATCAGATCTAGGTCCTAATGGTTGGGGCAATGCATCTTATGGTGACAACAGTTGGGGTATGTTTACTTTAAACCCTGCAGATGTAGTAGGACTATCAGGACAACAAATAACTTCAGCAGTTCCTCCTCAATTTGATATACCAGAACAAGTTCAAGGTTTATCTATAACTAGTTCTGTTGGATCAATAGCTCTAGATAATATGTTGATAGGATTGTCTGGCCAATCATCATCTTTCTCAGTAGGATCTGTTTTACCTGCTGACGTGGTAGGATTAAGTGGTGTATCATTTACTAGTTCTTTAGGCACAGCAGAAGCTAATGATGCACAAATTATAAACATTAGTGGTTTAACAACAACGTCAACTGTAGGATCTATATCTTTAGATGACATGACTGTGGGATTAGGTAGTCAGTCAATGACAATATCTGTAGGATCAATAGGGCCTTCAGATGTAGTAGGATTAACAGGACAACAAATAACGTCTTCTGTCGCAGGATTTGGAGTATCCACAGGGTTTGGAATACAAGCTTATCAAGATGTTGACACAGGTGTAAATATAACTTATAGTGACGTCGCATAGGAGAAAATTATGGCATCAACATTTACACCTTTAGGAGTAGAACTTCAAGCAACTGGCGAAAACGCGGGAACTTGGGGTGATAAAACAAATACAAATTTAAGCCTTCTTTCACAATTAACAGGTGGTTTTAATTCACAATCAATAGCAGGTGGAGCACAAACTACAGCATTAACAATTGTGGACGGTAACACAACAGGTACAGCTCAACATAGAATAATTGAGTTTACAGGGACTATTACTGGAAACCAAATAGTAACGATACCTACTGACGTAGAAAGTTTTTATCTTTTAAGAAACTCAACATCAGGTGCTCACACAGTTCAGTTTAAATACGCATCTGGTTCAGGAAGCACGGTTACATTTTCTGCTACAGACAAAGGCGATAAATTAATAGTTGCTAAAGCAGATGATTCTACTAATCCAAATATTGTAGAAATAGCTTTAGGTCTTACAGAGATTTCAGAAGATACATCACCACAATTAGGTGGCGATCTAGATACTAATGATAATAATATTATTATTGATGATGCACATGGAATTAATGATGAAAACGGAAATGAACAAATTATATTTCAAACAACAGCATCAGCCGTAAACCAATTTGATATTACTAACGCTGCAACAGGTAATAATCCTTCGATTTCAGCTACTGGTGGTGATACAAATATAAGCATAAACTTGGTACCAAAAGGATCCGGAACTGTTCAAGCTAATGGATCTACTTTAGCAACGACAGGAAAAGCTATTGCAATGGCATTAGTTTTCGGTTAAAAACAAACTTAATAAGGAGTAAACTATGGCAGCACCAAATCTAGTTAACGTAGCAACTATAACAGCTAAGTCTGTGCAAGCGGATTTAAGTACTACATTGACAACTGAGATTCTAGCTAATGGTTCATCATCTGGTAAAGTGTTTAAAATTAATAACATTTTAGTAGCTAACATTGATGGAACTAACTCAGCAGACGCTTCAGTTGCAATTACAAAATCAGGTGGATCACCAATCATGATCGCATCTACGATTGCAGTACCAGCAGATTCTACTTTGGTTGTCGTCGATAAAGACACAGGTCTTTATTTAGAAGAAGGCGATAACATTGAAGCAGGAGCGAGCGCAGCATCAGACTTAACTATCACGATAAACTACGAAGAACTATCGTAATAAGGGTCTAATCAAATGGCTCATTTTGCAGAAATCAGATCTTCTGATAACGAAGTTTTAAGAGTTGTAGTCATTAGCGACGAAGATGTAGCTGCCAACGGTGGTGAACTTTCAACTCAAGCAGAAACTTTTGTTAAAAATTTATTAAAAACTGGTGACGATACATATTGGAAACAAACTTCCTATAATAAAGCATTTAGAGCTAATCTTGCATGTATAGGTGGTGTATATTTACCAACAGAAGATGTTTTTCATAACGCAAAACCAGAGGGTCATCCTAGCTATATATTAGATACAACAACTTATACTTGGGAGCCACCTCTTGCTGTTCCTGAAACTAGACCTACCGTCGAAGCGCCACTTGAAGCGCCAGAGGAGTGGGCTCTTCTTTGGGATGAAGATTTATGGAATAGTTCGGGTGAAAAAAATGGTTGGAAATGTCAAGATGGATATGGTAGATTTGATGATCCAACGGTAGGACCAGTTTACTATTTGGATCAAGAAACAATGGAATGGGTAAAAAAATAATATGACAAGTGTTTTAGGACAAAACGATAATAACGGTAGCGTTGTAGGACCAGAAAATAATCCTACAGTTGACGCTGATCAAACAACAGAAATTACATCAAGCACGACCTATACTCCTATCGCACCAACAGGAAACGTTTTAGTTATTGCTGGCGGCGGTGGCGGAGGCCAAAACGGCGGCGGCGGAGGCGGCGGCGGAGGAGCAATCTTTTATCCGAATTATCCAATGCCTGGTTCAGATGTAGCAGTTGTTGTTGGATCTGGTGGTGGAGCTGGTGGTGGAGGAAGTGATTCAGAATTTAATGATGGAGCAGGAGGAGATTTAGAATTAGTAGCTAAAGGTGGCGGAGCTGGAGGAACTCAAGCTGGGGGTTCAGCTGGGGGCTCTGGAGGTGGAGCAGGACACGGAGGAACAATTAACGGTGGAACTTCAACTCAAGCACCTACTATGCCATCACCTATTCAACCTTTTGGTTTTGGAAATTCAGGTGGAAATAAATCAGGACCACAAGCTAATACACAATGTGGAGCTGGTGGCGGTGGAGCTGCTGGTGCAGGAGGAGATTTTCCAGGCACTGGCGGAAATGCAAAAAATTTTGGTGCTTCACCAAGTGCTTCGTCTGATTCAGCATTTGCACCTTTTGGTTCTTCAGGAACTTTTTCAGGAGGCGGCGGAGGCGGTCAAGGAAACGCTAGAGGACCTGCATCCGGAGGAGGCGGCGGAGCTGCATCTGGAGGAGGGTCTGCATCAGCTAATACTGGAGGCGGCGGAGGCGGCGGAAGACAGCCACCTTTACCTGGTGGATCAGGTGGATCAGGAGTTGTATTAATTCACGAACAATCTACGGCATCAGGTCCGGGAGTTTGGGATATGCAAACTGTTTATACTTTTAGAAGAACTAACGACTGGCCTTCATAAGAAACCTATTGTAATAATCATATTTTGTAATATATTATCCTTTATAAAGGATAATGAAAGTATTAGGTATTAATCTCAGTCATAACGCTTCTTTCTCTATAGTAGAAAAAGGTCATTTACTTTTTTCTTTAGAGCAAGAAAGAATATCAAAAAAGAAAAAAGATTCTGAAATAAATCTACTTTGCAGTAATTTAAATGGAAGTCACTTTCCAATAATTGGTTATACTTCTTATGATTTGACTGATGAAAAATTAACTTATCTTACAAATAAACTTAAATATGATTTGACAAAAGAAAATATAACTTATGATAAGTTGATACCATATGACAGGCATCATCTAACACATTGCTACAGTTCTTTTTATAATTCAGGTTTTAAAGATGCTATATGTTTAATTATAGATAATGGTGGTACTTCTTACACATTAGATGGTGTTTCATTAGGTCAAGAATTAATTTCAATATATAAATTATCTTACGATAAAGAGCCCGAACTAATTTATAAACTTTGCATAAATCGTTTTGGTAAAAATTTTTCTATGGGTAAATACCACAGTTATAATTGTATGAGTCCTGCTGGTATATTTCAAACATACAAACACGTATTAAATTTAAAAGAAGAAGGTTCAATAATGGGATTAAGTTCTTATGGTAAAGATAATAAAGAAGTAACTAATATTTACGATAAATCTGATTTATTTTGTAAAGTAAATATTAATTTTAATGATTTTATTATTAGAAGAATTAGAGTTCCTGATGAAGATTTTTGTTATCGAATACAAAAAGAATCTACTGAGATTGTTAAAAAATATATAGATTTAATAATGAAAGATTATGGAAACAATATTTGTTTAAGTGGTGGTTTTTTTCAAAACTCTGTGGCTAATTATGAATTTTTAAAAATAAACTCTAATATATTTGTAGATCCAGTTTGTCATGATGGTGGCACTTCAATAGGTCTTGCTCATCATTTAGATTATATAATAAATAAAAATAAACCTATTAAATACGCAAATTTATATCAAGGACCGATTTATAATAATAAAAATAAACTTTTAAATTCAAACATTTTAAGTGAAGAAAAAATTAAAATCATAGATTGTGATAATAAAAAAGTAGCTCAGTTATTAAAAGACAATAAATGTGTAGGTATTTATCAAGGAAGATCAGAAATGGGTCCAAGAGCTTTAGGAAACAGATCCATATTATTTAATCCAATTAATGCAAATGCAAAAGATAAAGTTAATTTAGTCAAAAAACGAGAGTGGTTTAGACCTTACGCTGGCACTGTTTTGTTTGAACATACTAAAGATTGGTTTAATTTAGAAGGTAAAGATGAAACACCTTTTATGTCTTATGTCGTAGATGTTAATAAAAATAAAATTAATGATATACCTGGTATATGTCACATCGATAATACTTGTAGAATACAAACTTTAAAAAAAGAACATAATAAAAATTTTTATGAAATAATAGATGAGTTTTATAAAATTACAGGTGTGCCTGTTATTTTAAACACATCACTAAACCAAGCTGGAAAACCTTTAATTGAAAGTATTGAAAATTGTTTTGATATGATTTTAGAGTCTAAGATTGACTTTATATATTTTCCAGAATATAAACAAGCTATAGAAAGTGTATGAAGATACTAGGAAATAAAAAAATAGAAAAGAACATTGTAGTTATAGATAATTGGTATAATGAAGATGAATTAAAAGCAGTTTGGAAAGAATTAAATTTTTATTCAGAGACACAAAATTTAGAAAGGGCATCTAAAAATTTATCTGTAACTGGTTTAGATGAAAAAGGTGAGCCTCAAGCTAATTGTTATAGAATATATTTAGATAGTTATTACAAACAAGATAAAAGACATATTTCACCTATTCTTAAATTAATAAGTAAATTTGTAGATAAAAATATGCACAATGAAATTAAGACAATAAAAATGGGTAGACAATTTCCTGAAACAAATAGTGATACTTCTTTTGTATCTTACTATGAAGAGGGAGATAGTTTTAAACCTCATTTTGACGTATTTCAATTTACAGCTCTTATATGGTTATATAAAGAACCTAGACAATTTGAGGGAGGTGATTTAATATTAAATGATTTTGATAACGAAATAGTTGAAGTAAAAAACAATAGATTAGTTTTTTTTCCATCTTACTATGTTCATCAAGTTGAAAAAATAAAAATGAAAACTAAAGAAAAATTTAAAGGACGATACAGTATTTCACATTTTTTTTATACTGTTCCTTCAGGTAGAGTATGAGAACAGTTATAAATAATTGGTACTATTATTTTCCAAGTGTAATTAGTCCAGAGATGTGTGATAAGATAATTAAATATGGTAATTCTTTACAGGAGGAAACAGCAAGGACAGGAGCGTTTGCTGAATCTCATCCAATGAGATTTACCCCAGAGGGCAAAAATACAGATCTCACTGAAGAACAATTAAAAAAATTAAAAACAGAACAAAGAGATTCTAATGTTTCATGGATTTCTGAACAGTGGTTATATGATATATTAAATCCATATGTGCGAGACGCAAATAAAAAAGCTAATTGGAATTATGATTATGATTATGTAGAGCCAATACAATTTACAAAATATAAATTAAATCAATTTTATAATTGGCATTGCGATAATGATTTTAAAACATATGATAGGCCTAATGAACCAAATGTTCATGGAAAAATTAGAAAGTTATCTGCTATTGTGTTTTTATCAGATCCGTCTAAATATGTTGGTGGTCAATTAAAAATAGATACTAGAGATAATCCTGTTGGATGTAATATCGTAGAAATAACACAGAACACTCAAGGTAGTATTGTTGTGTTTCCATCTGGCATATGGCATAAAGTTTTTCCGGTTGTCTCAGGAGAGAGATATAGTTTAGTAGCATGGTATCTCGGAAAACCTTTTAGATAATGCAATTTGAATATCTTCCATCAGAACCTATACTTATAGATATTATTCCTAATGAATTATACGATTCGTTGTTTAGAGAATCTAAAGAAGTATTTAATAAAACAAAAGAATTAAAAAATAAAGATTTAGCTGGACACATAAAGCACGAGTATACTTTAAAAAACAATATGAAAGTGTTGCAGCCATACATTAAAAAATTATCGAGCAGCTTAGCTAATAAATTACATCCACAAGATAAACAAAATTACACAGGGGATAACTTTGTTTTAAAAGATCTTTGGGTTAATTTTCAAAAAAAATATGAATTTAATCCTTTGCATGTTCATAGTGGTTTATTTAGCTTTGTAATAGTTATGCAAATACCTTTTGAATTAAATGATGAAATGGATATGTATGAAGCTAATGGTAATGTCACATCTAAATTACAATTTGTAGTTACTAATTCATTTGGTAGATTATGCACTTGTGATATGCATATATGTAAATCTGATCAAAAAAAAATATTCTTTTTTCCAGCGTCTTTAAATCATATTGTTTATCCTTTTTATACAAGTGATAATTATAGAATAACAATATCAGGTAATGTTTATGGAAAATAATATAACAGATACAGATTTTAAAAAAAATAAATATAAAATTATTAAAAATTTTATAAGTAAAGAATTAGCTTTTTTTCTATTTAGTTATTTATTTTTAAAAAGAAACGTTCATCATACTTTAATTGAAAGAAAGCAAATACCACCTTTTTCGGAATACTTTGGAACCTACGATGATCATCAAATACCATATACATACGCAAACTATGGAGATGTAGCTATGGATAATTTATTGTTTTTATGTAAAGGAAAAGTAGAAAAGATTATGGGTAAGAATTTAGTTGAAACTTATTCGTATTGTAGAATGTATAAAAAAGGTGATGAATTAAAAAGACACAAAGATAGACCCTCGTGTGAGTCCTCTGTTACTTTAAATTTAGGAGGAGATGATTGGCCTATTTACTTAAGTCCTACTGAAAATGTTGGAGTACCTAATGGTAAAGATATTACTATAGAAAGTGATGCAAAAGGTATTAAAGTAGATCTTGAACCTGGCGATGCTTTATTTTACATGGGTTGTGAATTAGAACATTGGCGTGAACCTTTTCAAGGAGAGCATTGTGGCCAAGTATTTTTACATTATGCAGACGCCAAACATAAAGATAGACTTTATGATGGCAGACCTCACTTAGGATTACCTGGAAATTTAAGGGTTTAAAATCCAAAAAATCTCGTGTAAACTGCCGATACTCAAAATATGAGAATATATTAAGGACTATTTATGTTACAAAAAATAGGTTTTCAACCAGGTATTAACAAACAAATCTCAGAAACCACAGCAGAAGGCCAGTGGGTTGACTGCGATAATGTCAGATTTAGATATGGTTCTCCTGAAAAAATAGGTGGTTGGAATCAATTAGGCACTATAAACGAGAACGAGCTTACAGGAGCTGGACGCGGTCTTCACCATTTTGTTAATAGCTCAGGTAGAAGATATGCGATTATAGGTACAAATAGAATTTTATATGCTTTTTCTGGAGGTGTATTTTATGACATACACCCCATTAAAACTACAACAACTCTTACAAGCGCTTTTAGCACGACCAACGGATCACCAACTGTTACAATAACTTTTTCAGGTGGTCACAATATAAATCCACAAGATATTATTCTTTTAGATAATTTTACAACAATCACAGGATCTAATTTTAGTGCCTCTGATTTTGACGATAAAAAATTTATGGTGACATCTGTTCCATCAAACACAACCATAACTATAACTATGCCTTCAAACGAAACAGGATCTGGTGCAACGACATCTGGTGGTATTAGAGTTCAACATTATTTTCCTGTTGGATCTGCTGTTCAAGAAAAAGGATTTGGTTGGGGTCTTGGATCATACGGTGGAGAGGCATCTAACCCGGTTACAACAACTTTAAATGGTGCTATTAATTCTTCAACAACAACTATTGTATTAACAGATGCATCTCAGTTTCCTAGCACAGGAACTAACTTTATTAAAATAGGAACTGAAGAAATATCTTATACAGGTATTTCATCAAACACACTATCAGGTGTAACTAGAGGTGTTAGAAACACAACTGCTGCATCTCACAGCAATGGAGCAACCGTTACTAATACATCTGACTTCGTAGCATGGGGTGAAGCTGCATCTGGTGACTTAGTATTAGAACCCGGCATGTGGTCATTAGATAACTTTGGTGACAAAGCAATATGTCTAATACATGACAGCGCTGTATTTGAATGGAACTCTGGTACATCAAACGCAACAGATAACAGGGCAATAATTATAACTGGAGCACCTACAGCATCTAGACATATGGTGGTATCAACTCCTGATAGACACTTAGTTTTTTATGGAACAGAAACAACAATAGGTGATCCGACTACACAAGATAATATGTTTGTAAGATTTTCAGATCAAGAAGATATAAACACATATACACCTACAGCAACCAACACAGCTGGTACACAGAGACTAGCTGATGGATCAGAAATTAGAGGGGCGATTAGAGGTCGTGATGCAATCTATGTTTGGACTGATACAGCATTATTTACACAACGTTTTGTTGGTTCACCTTTTACGTTTGCCTTTTCACAAGTAGGAACTAACTGTGGATTAGCAGGTCAGAATGCATGTGTAGAAGTTGATGGTGCTGCGTATTGGATGTCAGAAAATGGTTTCTTTAGATATGCTGGTAAATTAGAATCACTACCTTGTTTGGTAGAAGACTTTGTATTTGATGACATAAA